TCTATCTAACCCACTTAATCCTGTAAATTCTGTCTCAGGATCATAATGCAGAGGACCAATTCCCAATTGATCAACATCAGGAAGTTTTAGTTTTGCATCTCCGTCCATAACTACTCTGTCGGAAGGTGGAAGTTCTAAACGGGCCTCTACTGGTTTAGTGTCTTTAAGGTATCTTTGAATAGCAGGTAAATAAGTAGACGGCTCTGAAATTGAAAACTCAGGAACTTCATCTCCTTCAGCAAATCTCATCTGTGGTCCGGCCACGGCAGCAAGTCCACCCAACATCCCAATGTCTTCAGTGTAAGGCTGACCCGGAACACCACCGTAAGCAAACCTCATTTGCGGTCCTGCAATGGCACCAAGACCTCCCATCATTCCGATGTCTTCAGTATACGCTTGTCCCGGCACACCTCCGTAAGCAAGTCGAGCTTGTGGTTGTTGTCCTCCTACAAAGGGAACAGGTGGGGGACTAGTTGCAGAACTTCCCATAGGCTGTGGCTGTTGTCGTGGTTGTGGTTGTTGTTGTGATGCCCCCTGTTGCAGTAAACCTTGCAACCCACCGTCTTGTGATTGCGCCCACGTATCACCTTCTGGAGCTACGTCGGGAGTAACAGGATGTATTTTGTCTAATCTTTCATAGTCATCTATAGCCTTTCTTCTGTTAAGTTGTTTTATAATCCTATCAGATGGAACTTCCCGTCCTTCAACACTTGATACTTCAATCTCCTGATCTCTTTCTTCCTTTTTCTGTGGTCCGGCCAACAGTCTTTTAATAGCCGTGTTCACCACATCTTCAGCAGAGTCAGTTTTATCAGCCACTATCTCAACAACATCTCCACGTGCGTGTCTGGCAACACCGCCTTCATTGTAGTTAACTGCCCCACCTTCTTTTCCGAAAAGTTTCCCTAACCCTCCTGCCAGCGCACCAGCCGTACCAAGTCCAGCCTGAAGAGAACTGTACGGAGTAGAAATTGTTTTATCAACCCACTGATTCGGAATAGGTTGGTGTCCACGAAGTATTGCCGAATAGTCTGCAAGTTGTGAAGCGTCAAACTGATCTTGTCTTTGAAATTCTGAAAAGTCTACATCCCGTCTTTGCTGTCCTATTGCCTGTTCAGCGGTAGCAGCTTTCTCTGCTCCTACAAGACCTTCCGTAAGTGCCTTTCTTTGTTGGTCACTTAATCCTGCAAACTGTTGTCCGGCTTGTAACTGACGAGCTTTGTCTGCTCCCATTAAACCTGTAGCCTGTTGCCAATTAGACATAAGACCTTGTGCTTCTATATCCCCTATTTCTTCTTCCGTTCCCTCTTCGTACAAACCCCTTTCTACACCGTGCCGTCCACCGCCAAAAGCTCCAGCACGTGCGGCTGCGTCTCCTATTTTCTTTTTACCTATATCCCTTCTTTCTCTTGCCTTTTCAACAAGTCGATTTGTTACGTTTTCTTGGTACGGATTTAGATAACTTGTTATATCTGTTTCAGGCATTGTCTTACCTGCTTGTCCTATTAAAGACTTACCTTCTTCAAATCCGGGCTGACTCATTTCAGCTAAGTCAGGAGTTTGAAGTTTTGATAAAACGTCAAGCCGTCTTTGGGGTGTGTCAACTAATCGGGATTCAGGGAAAGTATTGAAAGGCTGTTCGTATTGTTCTTGTGCGCCTACAAGCATTTCCTGTAAGTAAGGTTTGTACCACTCAGGATATTCGTTACGAACCTGAGTTGCAATAGTTTGTGACGGTCTTGGTGATGAACTTCCCATTTTCTAAATTTCTCTTTCGACTATCCACATTGTTTGTTTAAATCCGTTATCTTTTAATTTTCTTATCCAGCCTTTGCGTCCTAACACTTCAGCTAAATTACAATTATTATAAGTGGCTACTTCATAAAGCATTTCAAATAACGGAGCGTACCATTTGTTTAAATGATCTCCACAACACAAAAGAATAGTAAAAACTTTCTTTCTAGGATACACCGTAAACTGTGTAACCACCACACCATCAATGGTTTGAGTTTCTTTATTAAGAGGAACCCACATATCCATAGTTCTCTTTTGTGTTAACTCTATTATATCTTCTTTTGCGTATCTTCCTCCAGTATAAGGAATAACTTTATCTAAATATTTATCGACGCGAGGTAGAATATTAAGAATGTCATAATACGGAACACCCGAAATTTCATACGACATTTTTACCCTCTATTTTTAATTGGGTTTGTTAGCGAAGCCAACGATCCTTTTAATTTAGACGGCTGATTTCCTCCTGTTGTTTGGTTCTTTTGTGAACGTACATTAGTCATTAAGTTATAAAACATATTTTGCCCTTGTTTTAACGCCTGTTGTGGTGAAAGCTTTGGATTATTTTTTAAAGCTGCTTTAGCCACAATGTCACGCGGTACAACCATTTCCTGATTAGAAAGCAAAGCTGCCTTTTTACCAGCTACACTTGTCTGAAGAAAGTCGTCCAACCCTCCTCCCGGTCCACGTACTTCTCCACCTAACGCAGCTTGAAACGGACCTGACTGAGGTATCCCAAATTCTTCTGACAACCTTTGAACACCGAACTCACTTGAGCCATCTCCTACTCCCGAAACAACGTCAGAAGAAATAACAAAGTCACCGGGGTTTATGTGCTGATCCGGCTGAACCATTGAAGACAGACCACCTCCACGTGCAAAAGGAATAGGACCACCTCTGTTCATCATCATCTGACCACTCAGTGAATCATTATCAAGTGTCGATGCTATGTTTTCAGCCTCTTGTATATCTGCCCAAGCTTTACCACTATCATCATACTGACTCCAATAATCCTGTACGCCTTGCCAATCGGCTTCAGTTTGCGCTACTCGTGTAGGAGCATCCACAGTAGGCGCGGCCTGAATCCCGACCTGTACAGCACCATCACCAGAAGGCATACCAGTTCCGTAATCAACATTTACACCCCTACCATAAGCACCATGTCCTATATTACCTAGCTTACCTACAAGTTGCTGGAGAGTAGCTCTTAGTGGACCTTTTGCTTCTTCTAAGCGTTTTTCTGCTTCAGTATTTTCTTTATCTCTCTCAGCTTCTTCCTTATCAAGTCTTATTCTAGTTAACCTCTTTTCCTCTTCTTTGGCTCTTCCTGCTGCATCTTCTCGATTATGAACAGGATGAAGATAATGCCTAGAACTGCGAACTATATTTCGTAGTTCGTCTTCATCGAACCGTTTTTTGTATTCGTCACTGTCTTCAGGCACACCTCTTAAATCGCGTACTCCTTTTATTTCTCTGGCTATATCCTCCTTATCTATGCCCCACGGACGTTCTCTTGGATCTACTACATTCTGCATGTATGTACTGGGATCACCGCTACTTAAATCTCTTACACGAGGTCGGTTATCTTTTCCAAGATGTTCGTGTATAGCTCTTTCTGGGTCTATTTTTAACATAGCACCAATTGGCCCCGGTAACGCCCATTTAACAGCCCTGTCTCCAAATTCAGATACCTTATATTTATCAATCATTTTATCTGTACTTGAGTATGAATGTTTTAATGGATTAAACAATTGATCACGGTCTTCTTGCCGTGCTGCTTCATCCGCATCTGTTTCTTGATTAATCGGAATAGATGGTTTTTCTTGTGGGGGTGCAGCGGCGGCAGCAGGAGCAGCCTCTACTTCAATAGCTTCAGCAGTTTTAAAGTACTCCGGTGATCCTTGACCTGCCGCACTCACCTGTCCTTTCTTTATAAGCCGTCTTCGTCCTGATGTTGACGGAAAACCATATCCGTCTTCAGGATTGTATTTAAACGATCTCCCCGGACGCATCTCATAACCGCCCTCTCCTGTTTTAGCTTCGTAGGTATATGTAATCTCTCCGGTTTCAGCATCAATGGCGGTTACACTACCTTCCCCTCCTAAATCATCTCCTACCGAAACTTCACCTTCAACAATATCTCCTTCCGCCAGCTTTTGAGGTTTTCTGGAAAATTGGGAATGAATATCTTGACCTACAAAATTACCAAGATCCCCAACCATTTGTCTTCCTACATCTGTTCTATTCATCTAATGAAAGTCCTGCCATATGGTTCCGTCGAAACCTTGAAACGTATTCGTTGAAGAAACGTACCGCATGTCTCCTGCTACCGGAGTTACACTTGTTGTCGGTTCTCCCACTCTTACTCTGCCTTGTACTTGTATGCTTGCATTACGATCTACTTCTAACTTACGTTGGTTAATAGTTGCGTCCTGTCCGTACAACGCATCTCTTAAATGGTTAGCCCAATTCTCATTTAACTCCCACATCTTCCGTGTGGTGTTGTCTTCAAAAGAAAAAGGAAAACGTGGGAACACGGGAAACTGTGCCACAGTGTCTTACCTCTTTCCGTCCGGCATAACATCCATACGGATTGAACCTACATTAAACCGTGTGTTTGCCGCACCTGTTGAAACTCTTATCTTTCCTGTTCTTCCTCTCGCACGTGGACGAATAAACTTTGTACTTCCATCTATTTCAAACGGACCTTTTGTTATTACTGTATCATTCGGATGATACTTTGTTTTAAGACTCATCTGGAGATTTCCGACACTTACCTTTATGTCCGGTATAATCCTGTCTATAAACAGTATATCGTCCCCGTCACCTATATCAAACTCCCCGCTTTCAATAAAGACAGGCATATCCTGTCCGTCTGCCGTATACACATCTGACGGTTCGTTATCAAACAAAAAATGATTGGCAGTACTTGTTGTTCCTGAAGACACAGATGCTCCTGTTGTCATAATACTGTCTATAATAGTCTTATCATTCCACGTTGTCCAGATAGCTTCACCATACGTCCAGTAGTTCTGTGACGGACTGTATGTGACATATTTATCACACTCATCTGAATCGTTACTTGGATACAACCACGTTACTTCCCCAAACTCAGAATTAACACCACAATATACTTTACGTCTATTCTGAAAGTTAAAGTCTTCAAATACGTGACGCTTCACTGTACTGGGAAGAACCTGTACCTGTCCTGAATAGACAAAGAAGTTACTGTCACCCATCCAGTACACACGTCCGTCAAACTCAGCCATTGCATGTTTGGCAACCAGACCACAGTTTGTTCCAAGTTGTCGGCTTCCGAATATAAACGGTTCGCCTATAAACTCCAGACCCGTCAGTGCTACATCTGTCCAAACAAGAATAAGATTACCAGCCGCAAGACCACCCATTATTTCAGAACCGTTTGCCAGCCGTATACTTCCTGCCGTATTTGTTGTTGTTTCTGTCCAATCCGTTAAGTCTTCCTGTGACGACCAACGGACAAGCATAGGGTCAAATGTTCCTCCTGAATCCGTAACCCCAAGACACATACCCTGTCGTGCTATCGGACTGACAAGGAAACCGTTTGACGAAACAGGCGCACCTGAGATAAGTGTTGCTACTTCACTTGTTCCTGAAGTTTTATCCCATCTGTATATTCCACCAGCCGGATACGGATTAAGAACAAGATCTTCTCCAAAGTTCTCCATAGTCCATTCACGTATATCCAGAAAGATATCAGTGGTGGACGCAGGTGTATTCCACGTTCTGTAGTCGGAGGCAGTAACAGGAACAATGTCCATAAATATACTTGTCCCCTTTCCTGTTGCTGTTCCTGTTGCTGCACTCCCTGCCACAAAATGAAAAGCATTGGACGTAATTGCACTTACTTCGTAGAACCCGGAAACAGATGTGATACCTTCCAATCCTGCTCCCGGCCAGTTACTTACCTGTACATAACTACCTGTTGATCTGTTATGATGAGACACGCTTACGGTAATGGTTGTCTCACCACTTGTGAAATTAAACACACTGGAATACGCAGTCATCGTAAAAGCTTGTGCGTCATACGTGTCAGCCCCGTATCCGAAACCTCCAGCGGCTACAGAACTTCCAGACTGAAGACGAACAGCATACGCTGCCTTTCCTTTACTGACACTTGTTGCATCTGCAACACTTCCTACAGCAATAACAAAAGAATTATTATCAACAACACTGACTCTGTAATCTCCTTCGACTGAAGTAATACCACCGGGAAACGTTCCAGCACCTGTTCCTCCACTTGTTTGTGACCACGCACACACATTTACATATGAATTGGTTACAAGTCCGTGAGTATTAACACTGACCGTAATACTGCTTGATCCGCTTTGGGTGCTGAAAGCTCCGGTAACTGTCGTAAACCAACTGCTTTCAGGAGCGGCTACACTTACATCGTAAGGGGTTATATCATGGAATAGTCCAGCAGTGTATAAATAAGCTTTATGCTCAGTAGCAAAACCAATATACTTTCTACCATCTAACGCTGCCCAATTGTGAATGACTCTTCCGGTTCCGATAAAGGATGACGTACTTTTCTTTTGCCACCCTCTTATGCTTTCCGGTTTACCGTCCCGAAATCTAATACGATTACCGTCAAACCACCCGCCTTCAGCGGCATACTCTGTGGATTCCCGCATGATGCCGGGACGGAAATCATATTTAACTGTTCTGGTTTCAGTTGACATTACGGTTTAACTTGTAAAATTCTTAATACCTGCTACATCTATCGCCTTCATAGTTCCGTCAGTACTAACATCACGTACAAAATAAGTAAGTAAATCTACAGAGTCAGCAGCGGCTGTCTTTGCAACCGTAACTCCGGCTGGAAACTTCCACACACTTGTCGGAAAGCTGAAGGTAGAACTAGCCGCACTTGTCCCTGTAATAAGATAGATTGCTCCTGTCTGTCCTACTTTACCATTTGTGGGGGATGGAAGAGAGATAGATACTGCACCCGAAACAGCCCCGCTTGCTTTAACTACAAAGAAATTAGTTTGACTTAAATCAATTGTCGTTGTTGCGCTTGCCTTTATTGTGGTTATGGCACACATACTTCGTTTGTTAACGGAAACGTCTCCATTAAAAGTAGCGATGGAGGCAAATGTCGTATGACCAGCAAATGTAGCTGATCCGGTTGCGCTAAGATTAGTTATCAGTCCGTTGTTAAAACTTGTCGCACTGATAGAGCTTTGTGTTATTCTTCCGAAATTAAAAGAAGGATCACTTCCTGCACTTGTTCCAATTGAAACACGTTCCACGAATTGATTAGCGATGTACCGTGTGTTGTCTTTTGCACTTGTAGCAGCAAATCCGGTAAACAACGGTACGACAGTTGTTGGTGTGGCAAGTACACCCATCGTAGAGTTCTTTGGAACATTTGATCCTACGTTGCCTGTATTTTTAACTTGTACGGAAAAGGCGTTAGGATTGCGTACAATGTACATTTTACCTGCCCACTGTGCGCCATTCGCAACAGAAGCAGTCGTAAAGGTTGGGACTAATAAGTTAACAATTGAAGTAGATGTTTGAGTTCCGGTAATCCCTATTACCGTTAATTTACTTTCATCTCCTGCCCCGTCATTCCGTGTAAGAGTTTTGTCGGCTGCGCTTACGTAATTTATAGAACCTGAAATGTTTGCACTGAATGCATTGTCCACCATCTCAATAACATTCTGATTGAGAATAGTTCCCCACGTATTCGCGTTCTCACCCGATCCCTGTTTAGCCAGCTTTACTGTTGGTGTGTATGATGTAACCATCGTTATTGCGTTCCTTGTTGCAGGTTATTTAAACCACCAGCCGGATTATCTGCGATCTCCATGTCGTCACGTCTTGCCCGTCTTGCTTCGTTATTCAAGAGCGCAGCTTCTCGTTGATACTGTTGATCCCAATAAGCAGCCGCTGCCGGATTCTTCATCCAATAAGTTGCTTCTACCATACTCGCATAAAACAGGGCATTACCACAGTACTGGGTATAATAATTCTCTTCGTTTGTACTTGATGCCAACGCTGCTGGTTGTGCTACATACGACATCTCTATTGCGTATGAAGATACAGGAGCAGGAGCAATCAGGATCTGTTCTGCACCAAAGTTGGCAAAGTAACGTGGCACTCCCACAGATGTCCTGTCACGCCAGTAGTCATTCAGATAATCTTTACTTCTGAGAAGCAACTGTGTTCGTTCTCCAGTTGATGTTGTGAAGTTTACATTCCGAATAACCAACGCTCTGTTTGGTGTAGCAGGTTTGGTTACAAATGGATCTCCTTGTACAAAGAAACTTGTTGCAAAGTTAGTTAACCCAAGAGAGTCAATCTCTCGCGTAAGACGTAGTTCAGCACGATCTATGAAATCAGAAACAGAGTCAGCAAATTCTTGTCCGTCGTTTTCCGCTGTCTGTTTTATACGGCTAACTAATGATGTAAATGTTAAAGCCATTTATTAATTTTCCAAAGTCCAAATAAACGTTTTTGTCGGTGCTGTTGTTTTTCTCCACACTCTTAGATCTTCCCCAAACTTAGCCTGTACTCCTGTAAGTGAAATAGGCATGTTGATAACATTTGAAAACGTTCCTGCATTAAAAGTTGATCCTGCTCCACCTACACTTACAATGTTTTCATTTATAACTGTAAAACTATTTGTTCCAAATGTGGCTCCGGCTGATCCTATACCAACACTTAAAAATATTTCTACAGTGAAGTCACCTGTATTAAATGCCGCACCCGTACCACCTAAATCTACACTTGCGTGTCCAAAGATAGTAAATGCACTTTGATTAAAAGTAGCATTTGTTCCACTTATTGTAACATATGCTGCCCTTGCTTCACCTGCATACGATCCAAATGGTGCTGTGGCAAACGGTGACTCCCCAAACATCATTTGAACTTAGTCTCCTAATTCAGGCCAAACAGATAGAATTGGATATTTCTTAATTTCTGCTTCTCTTTTACTTGTTGCCTCTACAGTTATTTTTTCCAGATCACTGTCATATGCAGTCTTCTGTTCAGATGTAAGAGCTTCTATTTCTTCTTTACTAAGTATAGTAATATCCAATGTTTTTGCTGCTGCCTCTCTAAATTTATCCATAGAGTTAGCTTCAGCCTCGTTGTCCCAACTTACAAAAAGAGCGGCAACTGCATCAGTATCAGTAGCATTGTCAATAGCATTTTCCATCTCCGTAGCTCTGGCGCGAATTGCGTTACGCCATGTTTCAATATTAGCAGGAACGTCTGTCCCGCTATCGTAGTGTCGTATGTATGCCCAATCTGTTTGACTTAAAAGAGATCCTTGTTGATCTTTAACTTCGTTCTTTAAAGTTGACTTAACACCTAATACATCTCCACTATCATCAAGAGGTTTAGCAGTAGACGTAACCTTTCCATTATTGTCCATTGACGAGAAATATAATCTGGAATCAGGGTAAGATTCCGCTATGATCTCTTTAATATTCAAGGCATCTTTCTCAGCCTTTGACCATATATTCCAATTGCCCGGATGCTGGGTTCCGTTGGAATCGGTCCACGACCTTCCCGGTTTTATTATTTTATCGCCATATTTCCATACCATTTAATCTATCCTTAAATTTAAAATGTCGTAGCAGGAGTGATGTCCTCACCGCCAAATGGATATTCTGCGAAAGCTGCGTATACATAATTTGCATTATCAGTATTTACAGCAGAATCTGCTGTCCTAATTTGGAACCCAGTAGCAAGGAAATCTATTTCTTCAGAACCAGTTGTTTCGGCTGCTGTTGTATCAGCCAGAAGCTGGTCATCTACTTCATTGTAAGGACTTCTCTGACTATCATATATAACCCAACCTCCAGTACCTGTAGTCTTTTTAATCATAACATATGCAGGTTTGAACCCTACAATTGCTGGTGCGCCTCTAACATTCCCATTCCCAATATAGTTCCCAAATCTACTGAAGCCTTCCACGTTTACAAAGCAGTAAGCAACCATTGTTTTTGTGCTTTGATTAGTGGCCGCAGAAGTTCCAACTGTAAATACTGTACTAGTGGGGGCGGTATCATTCCATGTTGTATCAAGATCAGCAGTTGCACCATCATTTGCCCATGAGAGATACTCAGTTTCGGGAGCCGTAGTATTATCTTTATGATAGACCCGCCAATTTTCCGCGGCATCTACATTTCTTACAACCATCATGGCAGGAACTGCACCTAATCCATGACCTACTGTTGCTACAGATCCAGTTCCAACATAGGTTGAGCAACTAAATCCACTTGTCGCGTTGACCGTTGTTGTGGTTGTGTTGATTGTGCCATCTTCATTAGATGAACCAGCACCACCACCAGCCTTCCACTGCCATGCTACGAAGTTCTCAGTATCATCGTTGTAACCTCCTGCGCCAGTACCCAAACCAAAACCATCTGAATCAAAACTAGTTAAGCTATTAGCATCTGTAGATGTAAGATCATTATTATCTGATTCAATTACTTTAGTTACACCTCTTGGTGCATCAAATAACATATTAGAATCAGCCGCTGATCTGTTTTTTATCCAAACCCAATCAGGCTGAAATGTACTGTTTCCAGTTTGGTCGATGTTGCGAACTGAACCATTTCCGGTATAGAGCGTGGGCTGAAAATATTTAGTACCGTCAAGAATTGTTGGTGTTGGGAAATTAGCTGTACATATATAATTATAGTTCTCGTCAACACGGGTAAAACCATCTTGTCCAAAATCTAGTCTACAATGCGGTACTCCCCAACTATCGCCATATAGCATCACATAAACGTAGGCCATTGTATTATTACCCGTCCATTCTTTCTGTAAAACTCCATTGGCATAATATGTTATCGTACCAGCATCTTGGTCTAAAAGCATTTGTAATTTACCGCCATTTGCAACGGCAACCAAGCCTGAAACAGAAGAAGCTGATCCATCAACCTGTTGTGAGGATTCAGCATACCCTAGATAATAAGCCGTCCCATTATTGTAAATATTGAATTGAGTCTGTACTCCCCAATCTCCTTTTTGAGGGTTAGTGTCTCCTAAAAAACCGTGATTAGAAACACCATTATTGATCCTCTCTACTTCGTAACACCATTTTCCAGTAGAAGGGAGTCTGGGTGTACAAACCACCGTATGCCATGTTACAGAAGAAATACTATCAACTTGTAAATTTCCTTCACTCATGGTGACTATAGATGTATTTCTCAGAATTGTAGGAAAATTATTAGTCGGTGTATCTACTACCTGTTGATCAGCAGCCAGACCACTTGAAAGAAACGAATTGTCACCGGCTGGTGCTACTGACCATGTTATTAATGTTGCGCTTGTAGAACCTCCACTATTTGCAACAGTTAACGCTGATTGTGCTGTTGCAAAAGCATCGGAAGCACCAGAAATGTACCTTGCATCAGCACCAGTAGTTTCAAAATCTTCTGTTAATCCTGTCCATGTTCCCGGTGAATCAGCAGAATAAACCATTGATGCTGCCCAGCCTCCCGCTGGAACATCGATAGAAGTACTAAGTGAAAAAACATTTTTATCAGTATCAGTAGCAAATAATCCCGGTCCAGCACCATCACTAATCCAAACTCCTATCCCACAGTTGTAAGCTGATGAAGTAAAAGTCATTACAATGTCAGCGGTAGTTCCTGTTGGTACAATAACAGAAGAGATCCACATATGGTTTTCACTGTTTTGACTGAAATTAAATTCTTTTGTAGCGGTGATCCCTCCTACAGTCAGACTGTCATATTTTGCATCAGCCGCACCTGCCATCTGCGCTACAATTTGAACATAAATACGTCTTGTCGCAGAGGCCGTCCCAATAGCCTGACTTGAGAAAGTATAGGTAGCGACATTAGAACTAGAAGTTGCAGAAGATGGACTACTAACAGCAAGAGCAGTGAGTTCAGTACTAGTGTCTTTACCAAAATCAGCGGAATCTGCAAAATCAAGAAAGAAGCCGTTTCTTCCGATACCGCCTACTGGAGACAAAGAAATACAAATGCCATTAGCACCAACTGCCGTCCCATCTATATCAATTGATATTGATTTACTAGTAAAAGAAGCATAAACATCAGCACCTGCTGCACCATATTCAGAAGCCTCTGTTTTATAATTAAATCGTTCTGTTAACCCACTTGTAAATGTAAAGCCTGTAGCAGGGTCAGCAGCTATCCCAACTCCCATTGCCATAATAACGATACCACCAGCCGGGATATTGACAGTCCCAGCAAGAGGATCAGCGGTAGAAGTAAAACTGTCATAAACATAACTATCAGCACCTTTTACATCAAAAGTACACATTCCTTGTCCATTAGCAGTTCCACTCATAGTTATGACAATATCTTCAGATGTTCCTAATGTAGAATCTGGGTCATCAATCTGCCATATTTCAGAATATCTGGAACCAACTGTTGATCTAGCAAGAAAGTTAGCACCCTCACCTCCAACTGTCATAGCAGTAATATAATCAGATCCGTCAGTTGTTGTAGCAATCACTACTTTTCGGTCAGAAGTGACAGTACCTATATTTACAGAAGACCAAGTATACGTTGAACGCCCAACAGTATCGACAGCAGAACCTGTAGCGGTAAAAGTAACATCACTTCCAGTGCTTGTTATCGAATATGGTTTCGGCCTCCAAACATTATTACTACTAAACTCCCCAAAATCAGTAGGGGTAAGTTGAAGAGAATCAACATAATAAAACTGAGAAAAATACCCAGCAAATTCTTCAGTGTCACTTTCGTTTGCCCCTATAGTCTGACGAACCGTATTACTGATTTCAAACTCATCACCTAAAGAAGGATTTGTTTCGGTATCAAATGCAGTTATCTCAACGCCATTATGATAAATTCGGAGTCTGTCGCCAGCCGTATCAAGAGTTGTGTTCCACGCAAAAAGCAGATGACCCCATGCTGTAGTATCACGAAAAACCTGAGTTGTGATATAGCTCACGCCACTTGAATCAATGAATGTCAGTTGATCACTTGCATTAAAAGTAATGTCATCACCAGCACCAGCATTGAATAGCTGTTGGATAACCCCCAAATTAGATCGCTTGTACCAGAACGAGATAGAACCTGTTTTACGGTTTCCAGCAGCGGCTGGAGTCCGATACAATCTGGGGCTGTCAGGAGAATTATAACGAACAGAATAATCAACAGTAAAACTACCTGCACCTGCTGTTGATGCTGCTCCCATAAGTAAAACGTTATTAAACATAATTTAACTGTATTCCTTTGAAACTATGGATTGTACTGCTGTAGAAGTTCTTACAATATAATCTAGTCTGTCAACCGCTGCCGCACTTGTAGAAAGAGTTGGAGCAGATGCTGCTGGAAATTCCCAGTTAGCACCATAACTAAGTGTCCTGCTTCCTGATCCGTCTTGTACAAGAAAAATACTTCCAACCTGACCCGGAACTGCGTTATTTGGGCTTTCAAGAGTTCTGTTTCCTGCTAAAGTCAATGAGAAGTTCTGACCGTTTTGGAAACTTATAGACACACTTGTACCGTCCGTTAAACTAACGATATCAGCAATAGCGTTTTGTGCTATGTGGATCTGTGCAAGCGGAGCAGCAACTCCAACTCCAATCCCAGATGTAGCATTAACAAATAAAACTCCTCCTACACTGACATCTCCTCTTATCTGTGCAGATGTTATAACGGCATACCCACCTGAAACATTTGTTGCAAGAGCGGCAGAAGTAGCCTGAACTCCGGTAAGGTTTGCTCCTCCTCCGTAGAAGTTCGTAGCAGTTACATTACCTGTTACAGCCATGCTTGAAACGGATACATGATCCCCGAATGTAGCTGAAGTTCCAACAAGAGAACCGCCAACAGATACAATTCCAGTAGCGGCAAAAGTTGAAGCAGCAATGTGTCCTGTAGCAGCAAAGCTGGATACGGAAACGTGATCTCCAAATGTTGCAGAAGTTCCGACAAGAGAACCACCAATGCTTGTTATTCCAACAACACCTAAAGTATTAACAGATACGTGATTAGAGAAAGTAGCAGATACACCGGACAACGCACCGCCTATACTGGTCGCGCCTACAACGGCTAAAGAGTTAGCGGATACGTGATTGGTGAAAGTAGCGGATACGCCTGTAAGCGCACCACCTACACTGACATCGATAAAGGCAGGACTTGCACTGACATAAACTGCTTTGTCAGCCGGATAAGTAACAAAGACATCCTTTGTTCCAGCAGCAAAGTCTACAGCGGCATCACTGTTTGTTGAAGAAAGAACAGTTGTTCTGGCAAGAGTTGTTCCGCTTAAAGTATACGTTCCAATTCCTACTTCCCACTCATCAGCAGATTGATGGACAATGGCATAGTAAGTAGTATTGGTATTTCCAATAGCACTGAAAGCTTCAAAACCTGAAACGGCTCCCAAAAGTGTAACGGTTCCAGTTCCAGTAGTAGTTGTTGTTTCTTTTACCCGATCTTTAATTACGAAAGCCATAGTATAGAACTGCCTTTCTTTTTAATTTAATCGGATGACAGCACTAGCACTTGTCGCAGAAGGTACAACTAGTTTGAACTCACCGTTTGTTGCCGATTTTTCACCACCGAAGTCATACACTGCAATAACGCTTTTACTTGAATGACTGTCGTTATATATGATACATCCGTTAGCAGCAAAAGTTGCATCTGACCAGCTTACATCTGCGAAGTCTACAACTCCCGAAGAACTGACTTGTGTTACGGTCACACTAGCAAGTGTTGCTCCACCTGTTGTGTATCCGTTACCGCTTGCAATCTCTGCACCGATACTTGCATATACAGCCGGATGTCCTGCTGAAACATTTTGAGAAGACGAAACTAACGCAACTTTAATAGTGTTTGTGTTGAGATCGTGTTCTCCTAACATAACTGCCTGTTTGAAGATATTGTTTACGCCTGTTGTAATTGCCATTGATTATAATTCCTTTTATGTCGTTCCTGATACAAATTGAGCAAAAAAGTTTGGTATTGCTGTTGAATCGGCTGGGGTCCACGTACTGCTCACATACGTTAAAGCTGCTTCAGGTCTAGCGTCTTTAAGTATAGCTCGTGCGCGAATACGTGGAGACTTGTTTTGTGGATGATTTTTAAGATTATAATTTCCGTCACTTTCACCCGGACCAACAACAAACCCTGTCGATTCTTTTATCCGCTGTTCGTACGGAA